CCGCGGACCTTCGGGAGCTTGTCGCCGTAGATCCAAGGCGGGTCGGCGATGATCACCTGGAAGTAGGGCGTCCCGCTCACCGACGCACGCGGACGGCGCGGACGGTGGGCACGTTGCCGGTCGGCTCCCGGTTCTTGTCCACGCAGTAGGCGGCACCCTTCGTGCCGTCCTCCGCGCGGTCGTACACGCAGGACTCGCCCTTCGGGCACCGCTTCATGAATCCGCCCTCCCGAATGCACGGGATGAGCGTGTCGGCGAGAACGCCGTCGGCGTCGTCGCGGACGCCGGGATCGCGGGTCGGCTGCTTCTGGTCGAGCGGCCGCACACGGGCGCCGGCGTCGTCGGCGTCGTCGCCGATCCACCGGCTGACGATCGCGTCAGCGCTCGTGTCGAGGTCGGACACGTCGGTGTCGGTGGTGTCGAGGTCGGCCGGAGCGCCACAGCCGGCCTCACCGGCGAGGTACAGCAGCAGGAGCAGGAGGAAGGGCGGGGTGCGGACGATCTTCATGGCTCACCTCGGGTCGGCCTTCATGGCCCGACCGGCGTGTAGCCGCCCGACCGCCCGGCCGATCACCTCGCCGGAGGGAGTCCGGGCGCAGAGCAGACCGGGCCGGAGAACGTGCGCCAGATCCTCACGCCGTCCGTGCACAGCGACCGCACGCAGGGGCAGACGTCCCCGGGGATCGTCGGCGACCGGCACCAGCCCCAGCGGTCCCAGCACCGCACCTGCTGGGCCGCCAGGAACGGCGCCAGGAGAACGGACGTGTCGGCCGGGGCCGGCCTGGACGGCGACAGCCCCGACAGCACCAGCAGGGACCACAAGAGCGGTGCCACCGGTCAGCCCTTCGGCGCGAGACGCGCGCTGCAGGACGGGCAGTACTTCGGCGCCCGGGCGAACGGGAACGAAGCGCCGCACCGGCACGTCAGCCGCGCGCCCCGGCCGGCCTCCAGCCCTCGCGGCGTGGTCGGCGCGGCCATCGGTGGGATCGAAGCCACCACAGGCTCACGGGCCGGGAACTCAGCGTGTGCCACACCCAACATCAACGGGATCGTCCAGGTCATCAGCACCTCCAGCCAGGAGGTAGCCACCGTCACCAGGAGATGTCGAAGGAACCCGATCCAGTGTTCGCGTAGATCTCCGCCGCGACCCGCTCGTAGGCATCCGCCAGCCGGTAGTGGTCGGGTGCGCTCCCCTCGTCCCACTCGGCCTTTCCCGATTCGGTGATCTTCCGGACCGGCGCCTTCATCTGGTCGAAGAAGTGCAGCGTCAGGTCGGAATCGCAGGGCAACGTCCGGCTCTTGCTGACGAACTCCTCCAACGTCTCGTCGAGGAGCTCGGTCCGGTTCACCACGGCCAGCCGGTCGGTGTGGTCGAGCGTCATCCCCAGGGCCTCGTGGACGAACTTCTGCGCCGGCCCGAAGCGAACCGCCCACACCTGCGGTTCGATCTCCTCCTCCTCGCCCTCCAGCATGATCCCGCGCCACCGGTCGATCAGCTCCTTGACCTTGCGGGTCTCCGGCCCGACGTCGACGGCCGTCACCCGCACCCGGTACTTGCGGATGAGGTGGTCGAGCTGCTCGAAGTCGCGCACCGAGCCGATCCACCGGCCGGCCCGCCGCACCTTCCCCTCCGGCGTGGTCTGGAGCTTGGAGAGCGTCACGTTGATCAGCGTGCCGACGTCCACGCCCATGATCACGATGTCGCCCTTCTCGTACTGCTCGTTGAGGTGATCGGTCGGCGGCTCCACGCACACCGCGTCGAGCATGTCCCGCGTCAGCCGGACGCCGCCAGCCGAATAGGACCAGCCGAGGAGCGAGACGAAGAACCGCTTGAGCGCGACGCTCGAACCCTGGGCGCGGATCCATTCGGCGAACATGTCGCGGATCGGCTGAGGTCGAGCCCGCTCGGCCAGGATGTCCAACCGGCTCATCTGGAACGTCGGCCGGCGGTCCGGGTACTCGGCCATCCACAGGCCGCCGGTCGCTTCCCGCTCGAACGGCTTCTTGCAGCGGGAGCACACCGGCCGGAGGTCGCCGCCACCGCCGATCCGCTCTTCGTCGCGCGGCCACCACGAGCCGTCGTCGCGGCGGGTGACGAAGTGCTCCGTCCAGCTGAACGCCTGCCGCTCGCCGCACCGGCCGCACCGGTGCAGCCACCTGGCTCGGCTCCCCTTCTGCCAAGCCTCGTCGATCCCGCTCCCCTCCATCCACGGGTTGGAGATCCGGATGTACCGCGGCGCCGAGCTCGCCAGCAGACGATCGCGCGCCATCTCGATATTGGCCTGATTGCACAAGTCCGACTCGTCGATGATCATCGTGTCGGCCGAGAACTCGGAGAACTCCGACGCCGAGTTGGACCCGAGGAAGAGCATCGACCCGCGCTTGCCGAACGCCTTCCGCTTCGTGCTCGCGGCGCCGAACGACCGGCCCTCCTCACCGCCTCGAGGCGTCTTCCGCTTGTACTCTCCGACCGTCTCCAGCAGGGAGTCGATGCGCTCGGAGGCGAAGCGGGTGGCCTGGTCGATGGTCGGCAGGACGTAGGCGACGATCCGGTCCTGCCATCCGGCCTCGTGGAGCGCGAGCTGGATCAAAAACTCGCTCACCCCGGTCTGAACGCCCTTGCAGATGTCGAACTCTTCGAGCCGCGGGAGGACGGCGTAGAGCGGGACGAGGAACGGCCGGGCTGCGAAGCTCATCGGCTGGCCGCGAAGGTTCGCGTGATAGGCCCGCGAAGCGCCGATGATCGGGTATTCGCGGTGCAGGGCGTAGCAGACGGACGCGTGCTGCTTCAGGTGCGGTTCGAGGTCGGGTGTCATGGGCTCAGAGCCTCACGGCGCTCTTACCTCGCCGGGAGGGAGACGGGCCGCCGGCTGGGTCTGAGGCGGCTACGTTGCCCTCGGAGGTGCTGATGAAGATGTACAGCAACGACCTGAGGAAGGGCGACGTCATCGACGGGTGGACAATCGTGGGGATCTCGCGCGAGGGCGCGGAGGACGAGACGATCGTGCTCTCCGTCCAGCGCGACGGCATTCAGGAAGATCGGCGGGTCGAGGCCGGGACGATCGTCGAAGCCTCACGGAATCCGTAGACGTCCGAGGCCGTAGAAGATGGTCGGCGTCGTCGCCGCCGGCCTAATGAAGACGCCGATGAAGCACTGCGTCGTCGACCCGCTCGCCGGAATGCCGGTGTTGCGGGTGGTCGTTTCCAACAGGGCCGAGCGGTCTGCGTTGTAGATGTTAAACGTGACGTTCGTGCTCGACGTCCAGATGATCTCGTACTCGTAGACGGTGCCGGCCGTATGGCCGGTGTTCGTCAGCGATCCGGTCGTCTCGTTCGTCCCGTCCGAGATCGACCAGGTGAACACGTTGTTGTAGACGCCCAGCCGGATGACTTCCAACGTGTTCGGCGCGTTGGCCGGGATCAGCGTCGGAGAGCCGGTTTCGGCAAACGCCACGAACCCGCGCAGGTTGTCGCTGGGGACGGCGAACTTCGCAGACACCCGCGAGCCGACCAACTTGGCGAACGTCAGGTGGCTGTTCGTGCTCGGCGTCAGGTACCAACCGCGGTCAGCCGTCGTCGACGACGTGTTGCTGTCGATGTGCCCGAAGCCGGTGATGTAGTTGCGGGCCGGGGTCGCGAAGTAGGTGATCCCCTCCATGAATCCGGTGCCAGATCCTGCCGCGTTCGCCGCTGAGGTGCGCGAGCCGCACTTGTCGGGCGGGTAGCTGTAGATCAGCCGGTGGTCGTCGGAGGTGAGGACGGCCGTCGAGCTCTGTTCGGCCGGGGTCGCCGCCTCGAAGACACCCGACGACGTCGTGGTGCCGGTCTGCTTGATCGCGTTGAAGGTGCTGGCTGCGTCCGGGGCGTTGTTGAACGCGAGCGGCACCGACATCGTGAGGGCGGCGCCGTTGAGCCGCATCCGCTCCGCGTAGGTCCCGCTGCTGTTCCGGAGGCTCCAGACGATCCTTCCCGGCGGGGTGCCGCCCGACAGCGCGGCGTCGACGGCCACGGCTTGCCCGACAGCCAACTGGTAGTTGGTGCCGTTGTAGGCCCACCATGTGTCATCGCTGATGTTCGTGCCGGACACCACCGTCGACTTCGACCCTGAGGTGCCGAGCGAACGTGTGCGGATCAACTGGTTCGCGCCGCTCGCGCTCGTGTGGTCGAGAACCAAGAGCGGCTCGGCGACGCTGACCCCGTTGAACTCATTCGAGATCCGGATCCCGGCCTTTGGTGCAGTGCCGTCGAGGCTCAGCGCGACGACGTTCCCGATGCTGATCATCCCGGTCGTCGACGACGGGTTCAACACGAGACCCGACATCCCCGACAAGGACGTGATGTCGGCGTTTGCTCCGGCCAGCGCAAGTTGGCGGTCAGTGCCGTTGTACGTGTGCTGCGGGAGTCCACCGGTCTTCGTCCAGAAGGCCGCCAACGACGTCGACCACCCACCGCTCGGAGCCTGAACCGCCGCCTGCACCCTGTTCGTGTACTGGAGCGACCAGACTTCCAGCGGGGTGTAGGTGTTGTTCCCGATCTGGTAGGTCGCGTCAGCCGCCGGCCGGAGCGTGCCTCCAGGCAGGATACACCACCGGTCGGTGGGCGAGGTCGCTCCCGTGCCGGTCGTCGCGAAGTCGATCCGTGTCGGGATCGAGGTGGTGGAGACGGTCCCGTCAGCATGAGCGCGGATCTCCGCCCCGCGCGCGTAGCCGGTCGTCCCGTCGAGCCAGCCGGAGAAGATGAGCCTGCCGAAGATGTCGGTGTCCTGCACGATCGTATGCGACGACGTCGTCCCGCGAGCTCGCGCGAACACGAGATCGGGCTCTACCGTGTTCGAGTGCTGATGCAGGATGCAGGCGGCCCGCGACGCCCCGAAGCTGTTCACCTTCAACGGAGCGGCGTAGGTGACCCCGCCCAGCTTGATGTCGGCCTGCTCGGTGCCCGGCTCACCGATCGCCATCGCCTCGCGGAACACCGTCTTCCGCGACCAGACCAGCGTCCCGGCGTCGTACTCGGTGCCGTCGCTCATGTAGAGGGTCGATGTCGTCGACGCGCCGCCGGGGTTCGACGCCTGCCCGACGAAGGTCACCCAGTCGACGGCCGCCGTCGGCGTGGACCAGGTGAGCGCCCCGCTGCTGTACCCGAGCCACTTTCCGTCGACGGGCGTCAGGGCTCCGAAGCTGGCGACCGTCGTGTTGTAGGCCGCCACGCCGCCGGCCGTGCCGTAGCCGTAGACGGCCGCGGTCACGCCGTTGAAGCCGGCGATCCCCGTGCTGGTGTGGGTGTGACCCGAGTACAGCCAGCCGAGGTTGTTCAGGGCGGCGTGGTTCGTGGTCCCGCCGCCACCACCGGCCAGGACCCAGGAATAGCCCTCGTCCGCCGTAGAGTCCGACTGGATGACGTAGCCGTTGCCGGGAGGCGCCGACATCATGATCCGACGGCGGATCGCGCTGGCGGTGACGTGCAGGGGAACGCTGTAGGTCGGCATCGGGTGCCCTCTCGGCCCCGGTTACCCCGCCGGGAGGGAGACGCTCACCGTGCGCCGAACCCGAGCCGGGTGAACAGGCGGACGGCCGCGCGCGTCAGCCCGAATCCGACCAACGAACCGACCTCGGCGAACACTCCGAGGCAGCCCATCAGAGCACCTTTTCAGGCTTGGCACCCGAACTCGTCAGGGTCACGAACTCCACCCGCTGCTCTGGCTTGTCGTTCGGGTGCATCAGCTTCACGTTCAGGCCGACGTGGTGCAGGACGACCCGGCCGGATGGCGTCGCCTCGGCCATCTTGAGCAGGCTCCGCAGCTCGGCCGCGCTGAGCACCATCCGCCGGTCGGCCGGGTCGTCCGGCCCGCCGATGTACTGGCCGCCGAGCACCGTCCAGCCCTGGACAGGCGACAGGATCGTGTGCGGGACCACGCGGAGAGACAGGGAGTCGAGGGGATCGGGCAAGGGCACCTCCGGCCCGTGCTGTAGCCGCTCCCCTCCCGGCGAGGTGAAGACGGTCAGCCGGCCTCAGCCCGCAGCGCCCGGAGCCTCCAGGCCGACAGCATCGCCTCGGTGCGCGCCTGGCTGACCTCGCGGACGACGTCGTTCCGCACGTTCCGGTCGACGGCCCCGCAGTTGCGCAGGCGCACGAGCGCCGACTTCAACCGGCCCTCAGCGCGAGCCAGCTCGTGCGCGGCGTCGTCGATGGAGATCGGCTCCAGCGTGTACAGCACGGGTTCAAGCAGCGCGTTGTCGGCCTCCTCTCGCGCGATGGCGTCCTGCGCTGCCTTGACCCTGTCGGCGTTCTCGGGGCTCACGACCACCTCCTCGGCGGGGTGTAGCCTCAGCCGGCCGCGCGCTCCGTGGGCCGGATGTTGCTCTCCGTCTCGTGGGCGTTGAGGAGCGAGACGGCCAGGGCGATCTCTTGGATGTCCTCGGTGATCGCCTCCAGGATGGTCCGCCGGTCCCCGCTCTGGACGGCCCGCGATACCCGGACGGAGGCCGCGAGCGGGTCGACGTGGACGGCCTGCGGAGTTTCGAGGTCGGCCTGCTCTTTCCGCAGGGTCTCGTTGAGCTTGCTCCAGGTGTCCATGACCATCTTGAAGTCGGCAGAGCGCGGGTTGATCGTCCCGTCTTTGAGCGCGGTCGACAGCTTCTTGAGGAGCGCGTCACCGATCTCGTCGACCTGCTCGATCTTCGTCTCGATGGACAGCCGACGCCGTCTGTCGCGACGAGCGCGCTCTTCCGCCTGTTTCGCGAGTCGCCGCCTGTCGGGATCGCTGAGCGCTGCGAGCTCGGCATCGAGGGACGCGAAGCGGAGGAACCCGCGCAGATAGACGGCCTTGACCGGCTCCATCCCCAGGGTCTTCTCGTGGACCTTTTGCCAGAACGCCAGGGCGACACGGGCGGCGACGTCCCCCTCTCGGTCGGCGATGGCGATCCGCGCCTCCCAGTCGGGGGCGCTCTTGGTCTTACCCGACAGGTGCCGCGCGAAGGTTTCGTTCCCACCGACACCGAGCGCCCGACAGACGGCAGGGCGGAGGCCGGTCTTACGGAACTTCGGTTGCCCCATCAGCCACAGCATGAGCATGGCGTGGGTGGCGAGGGACTCGCCTTCCCGTAGCTGGAGGGCGAGAACAAGCTCAGGAGATGCGTCGATGTCGTGGATCACGGGCTCTACGGCCTCCCACAGACCACCCCATAGCCCGCCCAGGCTTGGGATGGTTGGGCGGGCCGACACGGAACAGTAGGCGTCCGCCCGTCGGGGTGTCCTGAGCGGCTTGGGAGGGGAGCCTGAGACGGCGAAGCCCGCCGCGCCGATCCTTTCGTTCGGACCGACACGAGCGGGCCGGGGACCACCCGGGAGGCTCAACCCTCGCCGACGTCTCCGGCGAGCCACGGAAGCTGAGCGCGGACGATCTCGAACAGGTTTCCGGACTGCACCCGGCCGCTCTCAGGCTCCAAGGTCGACACGCTCCCGTCCTGCCGCGGCACGAGCATCAGCCCGGGCGGGGCGTTGGGGCCGGCGTAGCGGAGGCAGACGCTGGAGGCCTCAACGGCGACCACCTTGAGGCTGGCCGGCTGAGGCCTGAGGACGTCGACGTGGAGGCCGACGACCGGGTTCCTCAGCAGGTAGACGATGGCGTCGATGATGCTCACCAGCCACCGGGATCGGTCGGGTCGGTGGCGGTGTCAGCGTCGGTGTCGGAGGCGACAGGTACGGCCGGCACCGCGGACGGGTCGACGGAGAGGACGGCCAGAGCCTGGACCTCGCCGGGGGAGGTGGTGCCGGCGAGGATGGCGAGGTGCTCGGCATACGGCCCGGTCGGCTCGGGTGCGGGAGGCCTCGTCGCCGGCTTCCACCCGTCCACCACCTCTGCGGTCCAGAGACTCCCGGGAGCCGGCCCCACGATGTTCACCGGAGGCGCCTCGGGAGCGATGAACGGAACCTGCCGACGCATCGACGCCCGCAGGCTCTCGGCCGTCACGAATGACGGGAGGTACTCGGGTTCGTCGTGCGGGACGACGCCGTACAGCCCGCCCTCGTTCGGGCCTTGCCGCACCACGACCTTCGACCACCGCTGACCGAGCGCGTCGGGGTCCTTGGCGATCCAGACCTGGCCGACTTCGATCGGCGTGGACTCCTCCCAGCCGTCACCGACCAGCCCGCCGTCGGGCACGAACCCGGGCGCCTCTGTGTCGGCCGGCTCGGAGCCTGACTCGAACTTGCCGAGGATGGCGCTCACCGGCGTGTCACCGACGGTCCGAGTGTGCGGGATGTGCGCCCCGTCGGCCACGACGAACGCACACCATGTGCCGTCCTCCAGGACCGACAGACGGCGCGTCGGCCCGATGGCGGCCGAGGTCTCACCGGGCAGCGTGGCCGTCGGGCTGACCGGTCCGCCCATCAACTCGGACGGCGCGTCGTAGGTGGCGCGCATCACCTCTTCCATGTGGGTGACGATCTCCTTTTGCAACTTGGACATAGGCTCTCCCTGAACGGAGAGATCCATGTGCCCAGGGTCAACGACCGGCCGTCCTCCGAATGAGATTGCATCGGCCATGTTCTTGCGGTCTTCGCTGCTGAGCACCCCATAGAGGACTCGGTCTAGGGTGTCTTCGTAGGCCGGCCGACGGCCGACGCACTGCTCACAGATGACCGCCGACTCACCGACCGCGACCTGCCGAACGGCACAGCTATGCGAGTGCCCATCGCGTTGTAGAGCCTGGATCTTCTCCTGCTCGTCGACGTCGGGGCCGGCCGGGAGGCTGTCGGGCTCGGCGGTGACGAACGGTCCTTCGATACGGTCAGCGAGGAAGGTACGCGAAGCGTTGCGGTCGAGGTCGAAGGCGTCGAAGAACAGGCCTCGCGAGACGTCTGGATAGAACTCGTTCGTGCCCGTCCAGAACCCTTGCGGGAGCACCCAGCGCCACGCCCTCACCCCGCGGTGGTTCGTGTACCAGAATCCGAACGCGCGACCGCGATCGATCGCAGCGGTCGCTTCGCCGACGTAGTCCTCGATCAGCCCGTCCGGCGGCCCCTCCGCGACTTCATCCAGGCCGCTTCCGGCCAGCGCGTCACCGAAGGCCTGCATCGTCTTCGCCACCGACGCGAAGGTGTGCGCAAGGGCATCCGACTGCTCGTTGGACGTGGTGATTACCTTCGCCAACGCCCGGCCTTCCTGAGCGGCGAGCCGGATCTTGGACTCCAGGTCACCGACACCCGTTGCCAGCGGCCCGAAGTCGCCGACCCGCACCTTCTCCGACCGCGCTTCGTCGCCGAACAGGTACCAGAGGTCGGCGGCCAGCGCCTGGAACCGTCCCTGGCTCCCAGCGTGGCGGGAGCCGAACGCCTGAAAGATGCCGGTCAGTTCGTCTTCACGGGTCGAAGCTGTCGACCATGCCTTCTCCAAGGCAACGGAGAGTGGGTCGGCGATCTGCCCGCCGTCGCACACGTCCACCGCCGACTCTACTTCCTCGCAGCCTCCGCCCTGACACATCCAGAAAGCGATGCGCATCACACCCTCCACGGGCCGCGCTGTCGTGGCGGCCGTCGTGGCGGATGTAGCTGCGCGCCTCAGCGCGGAGGGAACAGCCCGGGCTCGGCCGGCTCGCGTTGGCCGCGACGCTCGCGGAGTTCGCTCAGCAGGTCGACGACGTCGAAGCAGTCTTCGGCGTCCGGGCCGTTGTCCATGCCGCGCTGACGAAACTTCTCGATCAGTTCGCCCAGCCGGCCGTTGTCAGGAGCGGCCACCGGAGCCTCCACGTCGACGGAGACGCGTCGTAGCCGGCTGCATCACGGGCAGCGACAGCGCCCCGGTGCCGATGGCGAGGACGGCGTAGGCGAGCGGGAGGTTGCCGGCCACCGCGAGCCGACAGCCCAGCGTCACCGACGCGGCCGACACTTCGAGGGCGGCGCGGCGAAGGTCGGCGTCACGCTTCACGGCTTCACGCCCTGCGACCGAAGCAGCGCGTCGGCCTGCCGCTTCTTCTTCGCTTGCCGTCGCTCCCACAGTTCCCGGCCCTCGGCATCGTCCGGGCACGGGTCGGGACGGTTCGGCGGTGGAGGTGGCGACCCGAACCGCCGATACTTCCTGCCCGGGAGAGAGCGTCGGCCGCCGTTGCCCTCCAGCCGGCTTTGTGTCGGCGTCGACGTCTGGAGCTTCACGCCGGCCGACGGCTTCACCGGGACGGGTGCGACGCTCTCAGGGATCGACGCGGCCAGAGAGCCGACCGCGAGCGCGGCGAGCAGGTGCCTCACGCTCCACCTCGACGCGTCCAGGCCGGGTGAACGGCGACCACCACGCCGGAGAGGAAGACGGCTACCGCCGCCCACCGCTCGCCCGGGGACAGCGGGAACAGGACGGCCACGGCGTGCACGAGGACGACCACACCGACGTTGACGCACAGGGACGCCACCGCCCGGTTGATGTCCGGCAGGAGTTCAAGCAGCAGACGCAAGGGAACCTCCGGCAGCCGTGTAGCCGCCGGCCCGGTCAGGGCTTGTCGAACAGCCCGGGAGCGGCCGGCTTGGCGTCTCCAGCCGGCCGCCGACGCACAGCCGTCCCGCTGGTCGGTCGGGGTCGCGCGTCGGGCTCTGGCCGGCGTGTCGGCGTCGTCGTGGTCGTCGTGGCCGGTGAGGGACCGCCGAACGTCATCCCGTCCACCTTCTGCTCGAACGCACGAGCGGCCTGGAGCTGGCCGACAGCCTCGTGCAGCGCCCTCTCCCCGGCGAGGTGTTCCTGGAAGGTGGCGGCCGGGTTCGCTTCGAGCGCGATCGAGCCGGTCACCGCCTCGGCCACCGCCTTGTGGGCGCGGACGATGTGCTTGCCGGCCGCGACGTAACTCGGGAACCCGATCCCGTTGACCTTGGCTCGCATCGCCGCGCGGCGGGCGCTGTCCAGTTCGGCGTCGAGCAGCTGGAAGATCATCCGCGCTCGCGCCTCCCGACCCAGGCCGGCGAACGGGTTCCCGCCCTCGTCGGCCATCACCGCACCCCGCGACGGAACGCCGGCTTGCCGGTGAGGATCAGCCGATGGACGTTGCCGGGCTTCGGGAACTTCCACCGCTCGTCGTAGGCGCGGATCGCCTCTCGCCACCCGCGCGGGAACAGCCAGCGGTGGGCGTCGCTCCACGTCACCGGCGCGCTCACGATATTGACCGTGCCCTCCTTGTCGCCCGGGAGGATGATCGAAAGCCTCGGCGCCTTCGTGTCGCCGTTCGACCAGAGCGATCCGACGTAGAGGCCGGTCGGGAGGCTCAACGTGCGAACGCTGATCCGCTCCCACAGCCAGTAGTCGATGCAGACCCGCTTCACGGCCACCTCCTCAACGCTCAACGGACCCGACCAACTACCGGCCCCACCCGTCCGGCAGGCGCTCGATGCACGCCGCCTGGACCTCCGGCGTCGGCCGCCACAGGGACAGCCGGCCGGACGCGCGGACGGGCTCTCGGAGCGCCACTCTGTCGCAGAGCACCCAGGCAAGCGGGCCGGCCCACCATTCCTCCTGACCTTCGGGCAGGTCGTCCACGCGGTCGCGGACGCTGTAGACGACCGCTGCGCCGATGATCGCCCCGCAGGTCAGGCCCCATGCCGGCGAGGAGAAGCGGACGGCATCGCTCCACACTCCCCAGCTATGGAGGGCGGGCGTCGGACGGTCGAGAGAGGCGCGGTCCGGCTTCGCGCTGGCGTGGATCCAGATCGCGAACGGGCCGTCCTTCAACTGGAAGGGCCGCCACGTCCGGTTCTCGATCCGCTTCGGGCCGTGGACGATGGCACCCGCCCACGGCTGCATGATGCTGAGCGCGTGTGTCGGCTTCACCGGTCGTCTCCCGACCCGCCGAGCACCCCGCGCTCCTGACGGCTCGCCAGCTTCGCGATGTTCGCCTCGGCCACCTCGTCCAGGCTGACACCGAGGTCGTAGGCGACGGCCGCGACGTACCAGAGGACGTCACCGAGTTCGTGGATCAGCTTCTGACGGCGCTCCTCTCGCAGCGTGCCGCCGTCGTCCCGCATGAACTTCTTGACCTGCTCGGCGACCTCGCCGGCCTCACCGGCCAGCCCCATCGCGGAGTAGATCAGCCCCGTCGGCTGGCCGCCCTGGAGCGCGACCTTCGGGTAGACGGCCGTCCGGCTCGCGGCGTCGGCGTACTCGGCGAGCGAGTAGGAGGCGGCGAGGCCGGTCCACAGGTCGGCGCCGAGGTCGGAGAACACGTCTTCGGCAAGTTCGTGGATCGCCTGTTGCCGGATGTGGTCGCGACCCACCGAGATCCACGCGTCGTCACGAAGCGAATGGCCGGGGCCGGTCACCCGCGCTCGGCCTGAGACGATCTTTCCGTCGTCGTCCACGTCCACCTCGAACCGCACCAGCACAGAGGCTCGTTCCATGAGCACCCTCCTCGGCGAGGTGTAGCCGCGCGAACACGGGCACCTCGCCGGAGGGACCTCAGCGCGCCAGCAGCCCGACGAGAGCCACGAGCGCGTGCGTGAACACGCCGACACCGCCCAGCCAGATCCCCGCGGCCAGCACACGGCCCCATCCCGTCTCCAGCGAGCCCAGGCCGCGGGGCACCGGCGGGGCCAACACCAGCAGCAGGCTCGGCCGGGGCCGGTCTTCGGTCCCGATGTCGACGGTCACCGAAGAGATCACCGTCCACCCGTCGCGGATCAGCCGGTTGAGCTTCGGATCGTCCACCGCGCGTTCCATGTCCCGCGCGTCGAGCACCATCGTCGTACAGCGTTCCATCGTCGTCACTCCTCAGGAGGGCTTGACCGGCCGGCGACGGATCGCCATCCCGGTCGTGGGTGTCGCCAACCGGCCGGCCGGCGTGGACTGGTCCAGCGTGGTCACGTCCTCCGGCAGCAGCGAGCCCGCCAGCGCCCGGCGGACGGCGGCGGCGGTGCGCACCACCGGGAACGGCGGGAGGGCGGCCCGGAGCTTGCCCCAGGCGCCGCCGTTGTTGAGGATCCGCGTGTCGAGGAGCGCCACCACGCCCCGGTCGGTCGCGCATCGGATCAGCCGGCCGGCACCCTGCGCCAGCGCCATCGCGGCCTGAGGGACCGTCCTGAGCATGTAGGCGCTGTCCTTGCCGCCCATCTGCTCCACGATCCACGCGCCGACGGCTTCCTCGACGGGATCGCCGACTCCACCGAACGGGATCTTGTCGATGATGACCAGCCGGCACGCCTGCCCCTGGACGTCAACGCCCTCGAAGAACGACCGGCTCCCGACCAGCACGCCGTCCACGTCGGACGCAAACCACCGAAGCAGCTCGGTCCGGCCGGCGTCGCCCTGCTCTCGGACGGTCAGGTTCGGGAGACGCTCGCGGAGCGCACGGGCGTAGGCCTTCTTCTGCACGTTGCTGGTCGCCAGCACCAGCGCCCCGCCACCGGAGGCCGCGACCAGGTCCACGACGCGCTCGACGGCGGCCGACGGCCACTCGGGGTCCTTCGGATCCGGCATCAGCGGGACGGCCAGCGCGCCGAGTTCGTGCAGCGGGTAGGGCGACGGCAACCGGAGTTCGGCCTTCGGCGGCGCCGAGGTCGTGAAGCCGAGCATCGGCCTCAGCCCGTCGAAGTCCGGCAGGGTCGCGGAGGTGATCACCGCCTGCGGGTAGTTGTCGCCGAGGGCCAGGCACTTCGCCGCCACGTCGGCCGGCGCGCCCACGACGTCGGGCAGCTCGTAGTCCCGGCGCTTCGGGTCGAATGGGGCCGGCTCGCAGAACCAAGCCCAGATCTCCCCGAAGCTCTCATCCCCGACGTGGTTGGCGAGGGCCGCGAACTTCTCCGACAGGTTCAGGTACGCGTTCACGCCCCTCGCGATCCGGTCCATCTCCTGCCCGCCGCTCTTGGGCGCGTAGAACCGACCGTTCATCTTCGCGAGCAGGCCGGCGCCACGGGCGGCCACGTTGATCCGCGCGTTCAGGATGTGGAAGCGGCGGACGTCGGCCTGCATCGCGTCGGAGATGTCGGGGATCACCTTGGCGTCGCGCGTCCGCTCGTCCATCCGGGCGGCCCGCGCGCTGGTCGTCAGCAGCCGGATCACCGCGTCGGCGATGGACTGCCCCACGCCGGGCTCGTCGAGCAGCTGATCGAGGTGGGTCGACTTCATCCAGAACCGCGCGACGCCAGGGCCGATCCGAAGCTCGGCCGCCTTCCGCAACGCCTCCTCGAACTTGTGGGCCTCGTCCACCGCCAGCGTGTGGGCCGGCCCCATCGACGCGAGCGCGAGGTAGTGGTGGTTCGCCACCACGACGTGCGCGATGTCCGCCCCGCGCTTCGCCAGCGCCCAGTGACACTGCTTGAACAGCGAGCACTTCGGGCCGGCGCACGAGTCCGAGGTGGTCGACACCTGCGCCCAGGCGGCCGGAGAAACCTCGAAGGTCAGATCTTCCTTGTCGCCGGTGCAGTTCTCGTCCATCGACCAGTGGACCAACGACGCGACGTCACGGTTTGCGACCTCGCCGCCCAGCGCCATCATGTTCTTCTTGCACAGGTAGTTGCTGACCGACTTCATCATCGCCGACCGGACGACGAACCCGAGCATCGCGCCCAGGTTCGGGATGTCCTTGCGGATCAGCTGCGCTTGGAGCGCGATCCCCGCCGTCGACACGATGAGCTTCGGGGCCGGCGGCTTCCGACCGTTCGGGAGCGTCGGCTGGAGCGGACGCAGGGCCTCGGCCCGCACCGACGCCAGCAGCCCGGGGACCAGGTACGCCAGCCCCTTGCCGACGCCGCACGGCGCCTCGACGATGGACCACTCACGCTGGCTGGGCTGGTCGCCGGTACGGAACGCCTCGAGGCCGGCGTCGGCGCGGCGGGCGACCTCCAGGCTCATGACCCGCTGGCTGTCCCGGACCTCCCAGCCGGCCTGAGCGATCGGACCCGTCGGGCCGTAGAACATCTCCGTCAGCGCGTAGATGGACTGGCCGTCGATGTCGTAGGCCAGCGCGGCCAGGCTGCCCGGGACGATGTCCGCCGGCGGCGTCGGCTGCTCGTCGTCTTCCTCCTCCGGCGCGGTGCCGAACAGGCCGGGCTGCGTCGCCTCGCTGGTCGGACGCGGACCGGCCGGCAGGGCCTCAGGGTCGAAGCCCGGATCGTCGGGGTCCGTATACGGGATCTCTTGGTCGCCCATGGCGGCTACCTCCTCAGGCGAGGGTGTAGCCGCCGGCGAGGATCAACCGTCGGTGCCCGTCTCGGCCTCGCCGGCGCTCTCCTCGAGCTGCAGCGCGATGGCGGCCTGCACGACCGCGTCGGTGATCTGCTCTACCGCGTTGCCGGCCCCGTCCTGCTCGGGGGACTCGTTCGCGTCCGCGAGGCCGAGCACCAGCCACTTCCACGAAGGCGTGATGTCGTGAGAGCGGCACTGCTTGATGTAGGCCTTGATGCCCGCCGACGTCGGCGCCTTGTCGGCCGGCTGGACCGGCATCGCGCTGACGAGGTCGAAGGGCTTCACCTCGAAGGACCGGCCGTCGAGGTCCTCGACGATGATGTCGGTCACCTTGCCGTCGGTGCCGACGCTGTCGACCAGCCGGCCCCAGAACTCTCCGAACGTCGCCTTCGCGCACACGACGTCGCCGATGTCGTAGGCCACCTGCTCGTGGTCCTCGGCAACGGCGCGCGGGAACGGGAGGACGCCCTGCGCCATCCCGAAGCTGAACGACACCACCTTCCGGTGGTTGCGAGCGAGATCGGCCGCGCGTTGAGCCGTCTGGCCGCCCCACTCGACGTCAACGACGGCCGCGACCTCCTTGCGGGAGGCACGGAGCGAGATCGACTTGATCTGCGCGGCGCCCGCGATGATCTCGTCCGCGCCGTTGGTGGTGGTCAGCGCGACCCGGCAGGCGTTGAGGCTCGGCGTGCGGACGGCCTGCGCGAACTTCTCCACGTCGTCTTCGCTGGCCATCTGGACGCGGTCGAAGATCTGGACCGCGCCGGGGAGGATGGGCGCGAGGCGGGCGGCGTCGGCCGGCGTGGTGATCGGGAACACCATCTTCACGGTGTAAAGCAACGTCTCTTCGGTGCCGCCGTCCGATTTGAAGGCGACGCTCTGGATCTTGCCGTCGGCGGTCGAACCGTCGAGGGCGCGGAAGTCAGGGATACTCATGGGTTCACCTCGGGATCAGACAGGATTCTTGGTGTAGTGGGGAGACAACTTGCCGTCCTGTCCGCTCGGCGTATCGTCCCAGGAGTCAGCGTACAGGGTGGCCGCCGGGTCAAACGCCATGACGACGGTTGCACCTGACGTACCGAACTCAGAGCGGACCTTATCGAAGTGGACGGCCGTCGCCGGCCACGTCCGCGCGTTGGCCTTGCTCTCCTTCTCCAGCGGGAGAGCTTCGATGATGATCACGTCGTCGGCGTCCTGTCGGATGGCCGACGAGCCCTTCAGGTCGCGGGCGGTGATCCGCCGGGGCTTCCCGTGGACCGTCTCCCGCGGGATGTTGCTCGGGTGGGCGATGAGGAAGATCGTGATGTCGAGCTCCTTGGCGGTGAGGGTCATGGCCCGGATCACCGCGTCGGTGGCGCGCCGCTCGTCCTGCGCGTCGGGGTCGACGAGGAAGCCGAGATGGTCGACCATCGCCACCCGGACGCCGTACCGCCGGGCCGCGTACCTCAGCGACTCGATGGTCTGCGTCGGCGTCAGGTGCCCGTAGTGGTTGAGGATGTAGAGCGGCCGCTCGCCGATCTTCTCGATCATCTCCCGGCGCTCGTCCGGGGTGAGCTTGGTGAAGTCGCCTTGGAGCGCGGCGCACTTGTCGGGGTGCTTGCGTCCGAGCTCGAGCCTCAACAGCTTCTGGACGGTGCCGATCGGCCTCTGCTCGAAGCTGGTCAGCAGGGTCGGGACACCTCGCCGGGAGAGGGTGTCCAGCAGCCAGGTCGCCCACGTCGTCTTCCCCTGGCCGCTCTCGCCGGACACGACGATCACGCCCGGCCGGACGCCGCCCCAAGCCGAGTCGAGCAGCTGAGACCCGGTGCTGAGGCCGCGGACCTTCGACGGGTTGGAGATCAGCATCTCCAGCTCGTCGACGTACTCGGTGGCCTTCATCAAATCGACGCCGACGCTGGACTTCGCCCCGTCGATCACCCGGTCCATCACCCGCCGGCTCACGTCCGCGACGAGGCAGGCGTTGGCGTCCTTCTCGGGGAGCTCGGCGCGCGCGCACCGGTACCGGCCGAGCTTCTCCACGAGGCTCGTCCAGCCCTTCTCTCCCGCGTCGTCCGCGTCGTACATCCCGACGAAGCCGGCGTAGGGTTCCAGGGCGTCCAGCCACTTGTCGTCCCAGGTGCCGGCCCCGGCCGAGCCGGAGACGACGCCGGCCGTGAAGCCGTAGGAGTGGAGCGCCACCACGTCCAGTTCGCCCTCGGTGATCATGATCCAGGTGCCGAGGTCGTTCGGCAGCTTGTCGACGCCGAACAGCGGGAGCGGCCGGCCCTTGGTCACTCGGTACGACTTGCACTTCTTGCAGCCGAGCGGGTCGGAGCAGTGCGCGCACGTCCCCACCACCGGGATCGTCCGGTATCGGACGTTCACGCACCGCTCGTGGTCGTCGACCAACGGGATCGTCAGCCAGGGCCGGCCGTCGTGCCCCTGCGCGTTGGTGACCGGCCGGCCGTCGGCGTCGACGTACAGGCCGAGCCCGAAGGCGCGGATCGACGCCTCCGCCAGCTTCCTGACCTTCATCAGGTAGTCGCGGGCGATGCCGGCCTCTGGGGTGTCCGCCCACAGAGCGCGCTCGCACCGCTCGGCGACGTCCTCACCCCAGCCGAACATCCCGCCGGACGGTGGGGCGTCCTCCTCCGGCGAGGTCGCGGGGTCCGCCTTGGCGGTGCCGCCCATCGCGATCTTCCTTCGACCTCCGCCCATCATGCTCTGGATGGCCGACCCTACGCTCTGAACATTGTGCGCCGGCTTGCGGTCGGGAGCGGCCGCGTCGACCTCCAGGAGCCCGAAGCCGACGGCCGCTTCCCGCAGCGCGTCCCAATCGGAGGACGACAGGCCCGAACAGCCCCGACCGAGCCGGTTGTAGGCGAGCATGTCCAGGCCGTCACCCTTGGCGCCGCACCGGTGGCACGTCCAGGCGCGCCGATCTCCCGTCAGCCCGACCGGCCCACGGCGATCTCCTTCGCTCCGCTTGTCCGCCCGACAGGCGGGGCACGGCGTGTACGACCCGCCCATCCGGCCGGACATCCCGATCCGGTCGGCGACAGAGGCGGCCGAGTTGTCTCGCTTGAACACGTCGATCCAGTTCAAGCCTCACCACCCGCGACGGGCCGCCGGCGGATCGCCATGCCGCTCAACGGAGCGCCGCGGAGCCGCGCCACGACGTCGGCCAGGGACCGCTCTGCGGGCTCGCTCGCCGCGGCAAGGCTCCACAGCGGCATCAGGTCGTCGGCCGGCCACGACAGCGCTGCGCAGGCCGCGTCGAAGCCGCCCGACAGGAGCGGCGCGATCCGCTCTCGGCTGAACCAGAGCGCCGCCGCCTCGCAGCGCGCGTCGAGCTTGCTGGCGACCAGCAGGTTGTCGAGATCAAGCCAGCCCTCGGGACGGGACCGGGGATGATCGCCTCGCAGGAACCGGGCGCCCTCGTCGTCGGACGACCACACCCACTCGAACATCACGACGAGGTCGACCCGTCCCCGAGAGCCGATGGCCTGCCCGATCTTCCTCTTCCGCTCTTCGGAGAGCCGACAGAGGGCCGGGACCTTCTGGCGACGGCGCCAGTCGTTGTAGACCGCTTCGATGTCCGCTTCGGACGCGGTCGCTCTTTTCCGAGCCACAGCCACCTCCACCGCGCGACGCCAGCCGCTTCGGCCGCGTGCGGTTCGTCCGCCGTGTAGCCGCCGGCCTGGGCCAGCACGGCGAGCGCGTCGGAGAGGCCGGGGACCGTCCAGGCGATGACCTCGGCCTGCGCCTTCGCGTCGGCCCGCTTGCCGCCTGCGACGCCCAGCGCCGACCGCCACTCGGTGGGCTTCACGCCCTCGACCTCGCGGAAGCTGGCGAGCGCGCGGATGGGACCGATCACCTCGCCGGAGGAGAACGCGACCGACAGCGCCGCCGATACCGACTTCCCGACGAAGGGCAGTTCGTGCGCGATCACCGTCGCCTCGGCCGGCATCCACTCGCCGAGCTTCGCCCCGACGCGCCCCAGGGTCGGCACCGTCCAGGTGGACGTCCGCCACTCCCCATCGACCAGCGCCACGCACACGAGCGTGTACGCGGTGAGGCCGTTCCGCTGCACGCGGCGCCAGGACCACAACGCAGAGAGGCCGCCGGCTGCATCGAGCAGCGCGGCGGCCCCATCATGGCCGGGATCGATCCCGAGGACTCGCATCAGGTCGCCCCAAGCCAGACGTGAACTAAAAGGGAAGGTCCGAGTTGTCGTCGACCGAGCCACCACCACCGCCCGAAGCGCCGCCACCGCCAGCCGACCGGCGCGGGTTCTTCTCCAGGTTTTCGAGGTACTTGTTGAAGTCGTCGATCGCGACGTTGATCAACTCGTCGGCCCCGTCCGGGGTGTCGACGCCGGTCGGAAACTTGAAGTAGGTGGACGGCTCGAACGCCTTCCCCTTCGACCCGTCCTTCTTCGTGTACTCCCGCTCCTTGAGCCGGAACCGCACGAGGCCGCTCGGCGCGCCGGCGAAGATGTCGTTGAGCCGCTCGTTGTCCATCGGGTCGTAGTTCCCATCGTACCCGCAGGCGACGATGAGATCGGACAGGAACCCGATCGCCGACTCCGTGATCGCGTACTCGCGATCGAGGACGCGCCCGATCTGGTCCTTGAGCACGTCGCCCGACACGCGATCCCGCGCGTCAACGCAGACGAACCGGATCCCGAGCATGTTGGTGCCCTTGGCTGACGTCCGCCGGCTCAGACCCACGACGGCCACCGTGTAGTTGGCCCGCAGGTTGTCCATGACCTTGCGGGTCGTCTCGCCCGTCTCGACGTCGAAGCCATGCGCCTCGGCTTCCTTCTTACGCTCACCCGCATTCACGATGAATGACATGTCGCCCTCGGTTTCTTCGGTGTTTCGCGCCATCGGTTAGGCCGGGGAGGAGGCGCATCCGCCCCGGCGGGGAGACTGTAGCCGCTCAGGCGCCCGCGACAGGCTTGCGGCGAAGCTCTTTCGGGAGCCGGGCGTTCTTCAGGACCATCTCGGCGTCGGTGCTCATGGCGGTGAACCACTCGGCCGCGTCCGGAGACGTGATCCCCTTCAGGCCGCCGTGGCTCTTGACCACCAGCTTCTCGCTGTCGGCGTCCCAGCACACGAGGCGCTCGACCTCGTCCAGCGTCTTTCCGGGGATCTGCTGCTTGTAGATGTACCCGACCGCGTTGAAGTACCCGTTGACCTGGTCGGAGAACGCGCCCTGGAGGCCGGCGTACTTCGGCCCCGTCTCCTTCTGCTTGGAGATCGCCACCACGAGCACGTCGAAGTCGAGCGCGCGGAGCGTGTCGCAGAAGTTCTGCATCTTCGTGCCGAGGACGCCCCAGCCGTCCTTGGCGAGCTGGTCCAGGCTCTCCTTGCCGTCCGCCTTCCGGCTCTTGTTCGTCTCGGAGACGATCTCCGCGGCGAACATCTGCTGGATGATGTGGAGCGAATCGAAGCCGACCCTGGTCACGCCCTTCTTGTGCCAGGCCGGGGCGTTGCTCACGAGCTCGCCCAGCATGTGCCGGAGGATCGCGAGCGGGGTGACCGGCTGTCCCTTCGCCTTGATCTTCGCCTGCATCGCGCCGTCCTCCTTGGACAGCTTCACGCAGTCGACGATCAACGCCCGGGGGTTGGCCGCCGCCAGCGTATCCACGCCCTGAGGCTCCAGGCTGATGATCAGCGGCCGCGCGTCGCAGGTCGCGAGCAGGTGGCTCTTACCGGCCCCGCTCTCGCCGTGGATCAACAGCTTGCGCCGGATCTTCGTGCGGTCGATGCCGCCACCGGCCACCGACCGGGCGCCGAAGGCCGCGAACAGGTCGTCATCCTCCGCTTCGGTGTCGGCGGTCGGCTCGTCGGCGGGCGTCTCTCCCGGCGAGGTTTCCGTCTTCGGTGCGTCGGTCTTCGTCGCGTCGGCCTTCGGCGCGTCGGTCTTCTCGACGTCACCCGCCGGCGTGGTCGTCGTCGCGGTCGTCGCTCCGGTCGCGGGGCGTCGACGGACGGCACCCGCCGACTTCTGCGGTTCGGCGGTCGCGGTCGCGGTGGTCGGATTCTCGGTTCCTTCGGTGCTCATCGGCGTGTCTCCTACCAGCCAAGCCCGTCGCCATCGTCGGCGACGTCGTCAGCGTGATCCGCTGTAGCCGCCGACACGGCCGGAGCCGTCTCGCGCCACACCAGCACCGGCACCCGGCGGAACCCCGGCGCGTCCTGACCCATCGTGCAGGCCGCCTCGAGCGCGCACGACTTGCCCGGCGACAGGCAGACCGGCGTCCGCGGGAACTCGACGTGCAGGTCGGCGTTGCCCTGCTGGACCAACACCGCCCGCTTGTGCATCTCGTAGGACCGCCGACACCGGGCGAACGTCTCGGCCTTCACCCGGTCCATCGATTCGTCCGAGTAGACGTGCCAGTCGCGGCGATAGAGCCGACGGTCTACCGTCGCCTCCAAGTCCATCAGGTGGTCCTCGTACTCCATGCCGGAGATCCCGAGGCGCTCCATCGCCGCCCGGAAGCGCCACGTCGGGGTGATCGCCCGCTTCAGGGATAGCTTCGGTTTAGGGTTGATCCCCAGGACGCGAACGAGATCGTCCTTCAACAGCCCCTTGACGTCGATCCCGCGCTCGGCCGCCATCGCCTTCATGTCAGCGACGGCCGGGATCTCCGGCTTCAGTTCGTCGGGATCGCGTTGGAGCGCGGAGCTCACCACGTCGTAGGCGACCCCGCCGATCCGGCTGGCTCCGAGCGCCGACAGGTGCGCCGACAGCACCCAGCTGTAGAGCGGGAGCTGCGGATCGAGCGCGAACCGCTTGGCGAACTTTCCGGTGTCGGCCGCCGACTTCGTGTCGATGGTCCAGAGCGCGCCCCCGCGCCGCTCGACCAGGACGGCGTCCGGCTTGATCAGCGCGAACCACGGCCAGCGGACGCGCTGCACGTCCTGATGGACCACGCCGGGGAGGGTTGAGGCGAGCGCCCACCCGTCATCCGTCGGGGCGACGTCGATGGACGGACGGTAGGGCCGGCCGGTCGCGGGGTCGACGATGGCCCGCGCGAAAGGCCGCTCAACGGCCACCACCCGCATCGTGTCCACGGGCCGCCCGTTCCAGCGCACGAGGTAGCCGTGCACCGCCCGCTGGAGACGCAGGGTCATGTCGTCGACGTCGTCGCGGGTGTGCGACGGGTTCTCCGACTCCAGGCCGGCCAGCCAGCCCTCGGTGACCCGACGCAGCGCGCCCCAGCCGACCCCGCTGCACAGCGGGCAGGTTTCCTGCCGAGGCGCGATGTTGCCGAGTGGGTCGACGATCTCCGAGACGCTACCCGTCCCCACGCACCGCCAGCAGGTGTCGAGCGCCTGCGTCGGGTAGTCGTGGCCGTCGTGGTACATCGCGAACCGGTTGATGTCCTCAACGACCGCGTGCAGGCCGGTCCCCCAGGACAACACCATCGCCGTCCGCTCTGGCCGGAGGCCGTTGGCGCGGGACAACCACCACTTGTGCGGACACTCCAGGGTGGACAGCTCACTGTTGCTGACCACGACCGCCCGACCGTTGGCCGGCAGCCCTGGGATCACCTCTCCCTCGTACCGGTGCGCCCGGACCTCGAGGTTTCGTTTCTGGCGGGCCATGCCACACCTCCGGCCGAGGTGTAGCGGCCGACACTCAGGCGCCGCCGACCAGCTTGAGGACGTCGGCCACCGACAGCGGCGACGCCGACACCAGGCACGACGGCCCCCACGCGTCGACGTAGGCCGCCCGCCTGGCTCCCCAGTGTCGGCCCATCAGGTCGCCGGCATCGACCAGATCGAGGATGATCGGAGACGGCTTCCCGTCCACCGCCCGCGTCGCCCGGCCCGCCCGCTGGACGGCCTTCCCGCCGGCCTTCCCCGGCGAGGCGCTGATCACCGCGTCGATCTCCGGCACGTCGAGCCCCTCGTCGGCGAGTTGCGTGGCGATGATCACCCTCGTCTCACCAGAGCGCAGGCGGTCCAGAGGCTCCGCGCGGGCCGCGGACGACGCGTCGCCGGTCACCGACTCAGCCTTGACGCCGGCCTGCCCGATCTGCCTTGCGAGCCGCTTGGCGAGGTCGACGCGCGGGACGAGCACCAGGACGCGCCGGCCGGCGTTGGCGAGCCGATCGGCCAGAAGCCGGATCAGCTGGTTGCGGTTCTCGTCGTCGGCGACGCCCGACACCACGGCCGACCACGACCACTCTCCGGGGCGTGCGCTCTTGGGATCGAGCCGGTCGGCCTCGGTGAACACGCGGCCGCACTTCCCGCGCTTCCGGGTGCCCGGGCAGGTCCAGCCCTGGACGAGCTCGGCCCCGACGATCTCTCTTGTCGCCTTGCACCCCGGGCAGGTGACGGTCCAGATCCGGTGTCGCTCGGGGATCGGCGCCCAGCCGGTAGAGACGGCCGCGATCTTCGGGGCCATGACGAAGCCCTGAGCAACAAGCTCGGCCGGCGTCACCTGGATCAGAATGCCGCCGAACAGCACCGGCAGCAGCGGCCCCCAGCCGTCCGCGCGCTCTGGCGTGGCCGTCAGACCCCAGCGGAACCGAGCGGGGCAGGCAGAGACGATCGCCCGCATGGTCGCGGCGGCCGCCCGATGCGCCTCGTCGACGACGAGCACCCCGACGCGCTGGAGAGCGGGATCGGTCGGCTTCACGCTGTCCTCGACGGAGACGGCCACCTCGCCGGGGAGAGGAGGCGCGTCCCGCCGCCAGGGGACGACCGTCAGCCCGACGGCTTCGACGGCCGCGCGCCATTGGTCGGCGATGTCGGACGTGGGCGCGGTGACGAGGGCCGGTTGGCCGATCTTCGCCATCGCGAGCGCGCCGGTGAAGGTCTTCCCGCCGCCACACGGCAGAACGATCAGCCCCTGCTTCCGGGTGAGCATCCGGCCGATCGCGTCGGTCTGGTACGGCCGGGGCTGTCGCAGGGACGGCGGCAGGATGACCGGCTCGGGATGCTCGAACACCTCCGGCACCCAGCGCACCGTCTCGCCGAGGTGGTCAACGACCTGCATCAGCCTGGAGGTCAGGCCGCGGTGGAGGACGAGCGCGTCACCGTCCGAGACGGCCAGGATGTGCTTGGGGACGTCTCCGCTGTCGCGCGCGCCGCGTCGGATCGCCCGACGCTGGACGGCGTGAGCGGTCGCGTCGGGGATCCACCAACTCTCGATCTCGGTCCGCATCCGAGCGGACGCGCCGTAGACGCGCAGCATCGCGCCGATCTTGACCAGCATCGGCCCTCCCGGCGAGGTGTAGCCGCGCGGCCGGCTGTCTCGTTCCGCCACCACAAGGCGGCCGGCTCTCGCGCTTGTGGTGCCGGCGGGCCGCGGAACGAAACAGCGTCAGGAGGCCGGCCACCCGTCGGGCAGGCCATCGGTCGGCGCGCCGCAGTCGGGGCACATGATCTCGGTGTACTTCTCGAAGTCGGAGATCCTGGCCTGAAGGCTCGCGACCTCGGCGCGGAGGGCGGCGAGCGTCTCAGGATTGGCGACGGGCTCGATCCAGTCTCTTGTGCCGTGCCAAGCTCTGGTAACTTGCTCGAACTCGAACCAGTCTCCGTTGAATCGTGCGCGCAGCCCGCCGTCGAAGCGGCACACCTCAACGACGCTCAGGTCAAAGACCCTGTCTCCATCGAAGGTTCCGACCCACCACCAGCCCGGCCGCGTCGGGACCGCCCGCCGGCTCATGGCTCGCCTCGCTCGACGCGCCAGCCAAGCAGCGTCTCGACCTGCTCCAGAAGCACCGAGATCGACGCGTCGGACTCGACGCCGAGGATGCGACACAGCATCGCCCGATCGGCGCTCCTCGCGGCCTCCAGCATGGCGACCCGGGCCAGCGCATCGTCGCGCTCGGCGGTGAGGGCGGCGAACGGATCGGCGTACTCCACCACCGACTGAGACACCGCAACGGCGCCCTCGTCGACGTCGGGGTGGAGCGCGTGGAGCATCAGCGGGTACGCGACCCAGAGCGCGGGAGGTTCCGAACCGGAATCCATCTCATCGACGGCGGCATCAAATCGGTTGAGCGCATCGCCAAGATCGTTCCACGGGTCGTACCCATCGCACGTCCAGACGAGCCACCTCGGCTCGCCGACCGACAGCCTCGTCCCTGGCTCATCAAACCCGCCGTACCCGTCGGCGACCGACCCGCAGCCGTCACAAATGGCGCCCTCGAACCGCTCTTGCCCGGTGCACCGGTAGCAACCCGTCTCACCCATGCCGCACCTCCATCCTCACCACCGACCAGCCCCCGCCGAGCGGCCACCGCCCGGCCGGGTCCCTGTCCACCGCCGCCTGAGCGGCCCTCTCCTGCGCCGCCAAACGGGCCGCCTCAGCCTCCAGGCTCGCGCCCGCAAGGGTCAGCTGCGGGCCGTCAGCCGGCGCCTCTACGACGCGCTCGCGCGCCTCGGCTGCGGCTTGGCGGGCCGCGAGCCATCGGACGGCGGCATTCATCGGCCGAGCCTCCGCGTCAGGAACGGGTCGGGATCGGGAACGCCCCAATCGGCCCGTTCTTGCTGCGCCCGAAGCTCAAGCATCCGCGAGGTTGCCCGGGCGAGTTCGGCATCCCGCTGCTTCTGGGCAAGCACGGCCGGATCGATGAGGTCACCCACGAACCGCGTGAGTTCTTGGGGTGAGATGCCGAGCCGGCGACCCGTCGCGCGGAGCGTTTGGATCGCGCCCATCGCCTCGGAATCTCGCATGAAGTCTTCGAGGATCATTCCGCACCTCCGGCCAGTCGGCCGGCAGCGCAGGCAACGCAGGCGACCCCGGCCGCAAGTTCGGCGTGAGCCTGCGCGCGTTCTAGGGTCGCGGAGAAGCCGTGTTCCTCGTTCGAGTTCAGTTCCCAGCCGAACCGGTCGGATCCCGGCATCGAGTGAACCGTCGCTAGGTCGACCGGCCGGAGCACCGACAGGACGTGTCGGCCGCCCTGCTCGGTCCAGTAGTGGCCGTCAGCGTCGGACGGCTTGGGCGGCTCAGCGCGGTAGAAGGCGAGCGCCGCGTTGGCCGCGTTCAACTGCTCGCGGAGGCTGGCGATCTCGGCCTTGGCGTCGAAGTGCGCTGCCTTCTCGGCGCGGTGCTCGTCCTCCAGCGTCTCATACGCGGTCAGCGTCTCGTTGTTCACGCGGTCAAGGTCGGCGACCGCCTTGTCCCGCTCGGCCTCCGCCCGCTCCTTCGCGGCGCGGTCGTCGTAGTACAGCCGCTCGGTGCGTCGCAGGTCGTGGATGCTGTGCAGCGCGGCCACCGCTCGATCGGCGATGGCCGCCGCCGACAGGCCCGACACCCGATCACCGGGGACCGGCAACGCGGCCTCGATGGCACGGAGCGCGGCGATCGATTCCTCCGCGCCACGGAGCACGGCCGCGTCGTCCTGCGCCACGAGGTCGGTGAGCACCGACAGCGGGTAGGTGACCACGTTGTCCTTCGACAGCGTTACCTCGACGTTACGGGCAGGCGCGGGGGCCGCTAACGGCGCGATAACGGCCGGCTTCACCGGACCCGGAGGCGCGACCTGCTTGCGACCAAACGGTGTCAGGAAGTATCGGCCGTTGACCCTGGTGATCTCCTCTCGTTTCTGGAGAGACGTCAGGACGCCGTTCACCGTCTGGTACTCGTCCGATTCGGCGTTGATCTCGTCTCGAACCTGCTGAACGGTCTGTCCATCCTGTCGGAACAGAGCTTGAAGGATCGCGTTGGCGATCTTCGCGTTCTCGGGTGTTCTCTTGTTGGCTCCCATCTTGGATCTCCTCTCCTCGCTGACGAGGTCATGGCAGGTCGCGCAGAGCCGATGCGACTCCGGGACGCGGTACTGCCTGTCCGTCCAGGTCTTCGTAGCGGCCGACGTGCCGCAGGCTTCGCAGAGCATCGTGCCCTCTCGGCCGGCCTGTAGCCGCTGGCGATCAGACCTCGCCGGGAGGGGTGCCGAGCCTCAACCGACAGGCACGGCGCGGTCCTGACAGGACGGACGCGCGGGGCTCGCACGAACTCCGGCCTTCACCCTCTCCGGCGAGGTGAAGTGACAGGCCGGGCCGGCTCCTGTCAGCGGAGCGCCGCAACCCAGGCAAGCTCTGCCGCGTGGGTGATGAGGTCCCACTCGGTGGGTGTCGGGTCCGCGCCGAAGTCCCTCAGCCCCTCCCAGCCCTCGGGGCCGCCGAGGATCGCGGTGGGCACGTCGATGCGCTCGCACGACCAGGCCGCGGGGTCCATGCCTTCGATGTGACGGGCGACGGCGGCGACGGCGAGGGGCCACAGGGCGACGGCCTCCGCGAGCTGCTCGGCCTCCACGGGACCAGCCGCGTTGCCACGGATCTCGACGCAGGTGCATCCGTCACCCGGCCCGTCGAGGCGGACGGGCTTGCCGGCCAAGTACACCCGCGCGTGCCGGAAGGTCCCCAGCCACGCCCCGGAGTCGTCGCGTCGGTTGCCGACGGAGATCGGTAGGCCGGCGAGGCGGTCGGCGTGACGCGAGAGGAAACGCAGGTCAGATGAGTTTAAGTCGATTCGCATCGGGGATCTCCTTCCCCGGCCGTGTAGCGCCTACCGGCCCCGACAGATCGGCCCCAGGGCCAGCCGGATCGACTCAGGATCGGTCAGGCGCCGGCCGCACTTGCAGCACTGCCCCTCGTGCCAGATCTCGGCCTTCTCGTCGCTCCAGGTCTTCGAGACGAGCTGGTTCACCATCCAGCGGAAGCCGTTCACGGTGTCGCTGTCGACGTGCGTCTTGAGGTTCGGCACGAAACGGTGAGGGATCCCGTCCTGAACGTAGAGGACGCCGATCCGCGTCCACCCGTCCAGCCGGGGCATCCGAACGCCGGAGATCTCCAGCGACCCACCGCTGCGAAACTCGACGGAGAAGTGGGGCGACGTCTCGAACTTGGCGACGCGGTAGGTGCGGAACTCCCCGGTCCGCTGCGACCGGAGAGAGACGACGGCCCGGCCGGCGGTCAGCGCAGAGAGCGCAACCTCGCCGGAGAGGCGAGCGCGGAGGTCGGCGTGAGCGAGCGGGGTGGCCATGTGGTGGGTCCTCCTCGGCGCGGTGTAGCAGCACCTGAGCCGTCCACCGGCTACAAGGTCGACGGCATGACGCTCCGCGCTCCGAGGGGATCGGCCCCTCGGGGCACTGGCTCAGTCCACCGACTTCGGCCGCGGGCACGGTGCCGCGAGGCCCCGGGTCGTGTCCCGCCGGCCGTCCACCGGCCAGACGTAGGTGTGGTTCCCCGGGTGCCGGACCGCGCGAAACGGACCCTCAGCGAGCGCCCGCTCTACCCAGGCCGCGGGG